ACGACCTAGCCAAATGATCGTGCCCAAACTTCTAAAGTTACTGTTTATTCATTTTAAACTCCTTTAAATCCTGCAATTATCGCACAAAATACAGTTGATAACACACATACATAAGATGATAACATTGCAATTTTTAAAACTTTTTGTGTATTTTTATCATTTTTAAATTCCTGTAATGTACGAGTTACTACCAGATAAACACAAAAAATTAATAAATATATAGCCGTTGTTGCTCCACATAGTACCAGTGATGTTTCTGCAATACCATACATCACTATAAATAATATATTGCTCACTTTTTAGCCATCCTTTCGTACATTTCGCAGGTACACGTTAGCCTGTTAACCTGTTGGCACTTTTCTAAATACATCTTATCCATATCTTTTATTGCCTGCGGTATTAGTCCTATATCTTTGTACTCTATAAGCTCTTTTAATGCTTTCACTATAACACGGTCCAACGGTGTTACAATATTAGCTTCATAAGCTTCTAGTGCGTTTCTGACATCATCAATATCTAATCGTGTTTCTTTTTCTTGCTGATACATCACATTTGCTCCTTTCCGTATAGTTTGTCATATTTCTCGCAAATATTATCATATTCAATTGCCATGAGATCAATTTTTTCTTGTCTTTTTTTCATCCCATTGATTTGATTGGGTGTTAATTCTGTTTCTTTGTACTGTATAAGCTCTTCAAATGCCATCACTGTTATTTTGTCCAATGGTGTTTCTACAATAGCTTTACGGGCACTTAGTGCGTTTCTGATAACATCAAGATTTAGATTCTCTGGTTCTTCAATCTCTTCCATTCTTTCAAACATCTCATACATCGTAACGCCCAATGCTCCTGCTATAGTCATAAGATTAATGTGTTTTGGTTCTTTTTCCCCAAGTTCATATGCTTTAATATCAGTGACTGTATAACCGCATCTTTCAGCAAGTTCTTTTTGTGTTATTCCTTGTGCTTCTCTGGTTTTCTTTATTGCTTTAGCTGTACTAATCACTTTCTTCCCCTCCTGTTCCTGTTTAAAGCATTTCTTTTCATAAATTTTTCTTTTGATAACGACTTATAATAAGGATTTTTCTTTTTGATAACGTTCTTCTCTTCCTCGTTTTTTGCTTGAAACTCTTTGTAACCATCACATCTAGTGTGGCAATCCCAACTCCTGCCGGTTGCTTCTGTGCATCCCATACAAGCACATTTCATATAATCACTCCTAAAACTTGATCTCGATTCCTGTTTCATTCTTAATCATGGATTGCAGGTCCTGCACAGTGACAAGACCTTTTTTGTAACATTCCTTTAGTTCGTTCATTTTATCAATCCATTTCCCAAGTCTGGCACTACCAAATCCAAATTGGTCGTGTAGTGCCATCGTGCCCAATAAAAGAAATGCTGTGTAACTGCTATGTATTAGTTTATCTGCATCCCTGCGATTCTTAACCCTACGTTGTTGTGCGGGTAACTGTCTGTTGTTAAAGAAATTGCTTCCCATTATAACACCGCCTTTTCTTGTCTGATAAAATATATATCTTGCTTGTGTTTCCAACAATTCAGCATCATTTTGAGTTCTTCCATTGCTTTTTTCTTTGTTTCATAATATGCAATAGCGACTTTTTCTTGGTCCGTAGCCATAATGCAATATAAACCATATTTTTCTTTTTTCTCTATTATTTCTTTTCCAATAAACATGCAATCTACATATTCAACATTAATAACCATCTGTTGGCTTTGTGTAAGCACTAACATTTATAACACTCCTTTATAGCTTGATAACCCTTTGTCCTCTGTCATATTGGCTAAGTATCTTGTCTAATGCATCTTCTGCTTTTTTATGTGTTTTGAATGATTGTATTATGTAAATAAATCCATTCATTAACTCACATTCTACATTTTCTTCGTTTGCCCGAATTTCAAGAACATTATCAAGATTCAGAATCTCTCTATCTTTTGTCATTATTAACATGTAAGTCCTCACTTTCTCCCCAGTCTAACCGGTTCCCACACTCACAAACTTCTGTCCATTCTGCTACATAACTTTTACATTTAGGACATCTGTATAACGCCACGTCTTTCCATTTAAGGCTTTTGTGCCGTTCTCTTATCGGCAGACTGTGTAATATTTCTCCCATGTGTTTATAATCTTCTAAAGTCATTGTGATCGTATCTCTTGCTTTAGCGGACTGGCAGAAACTACTGCCCACCAGTCCTAAGAAAACACCAATGATAACAAGTAGGATTTTTAATATCATTCTTCCATCTCCACTTCTTTATAAACAACCACATCTAAATCATCACTAGCTAGGTGTGTTAGTATTTCAACTTTGTATCCTTTTTCCAAAAAGTTTTTTACAAATTCTCTCATTGGTAACACGTCTTTCATTTTTTCTGGATAAGTTATTTTTGTTATCTGCTCTAAAACTTTTACCGGTTCCATTTTCTCTACTTTCACTTCACTTCCATACATCAATTTATAATATTCTTGTAACTTTTTATCGTCCATAGAATCAAATGTCTGCACGTGATCACGAACGACACATATATCATGCATTTTGCATTCTTCACATGGTTTATCAATATTGTTACACCAATATCTTAAATTAGTGATTATATCTTCTCTTGTCATTTTTATTCTCAACCATCTTTCTATAGCTTTCCTCTACTTCTTCGCTCGTAGCTGTTCCATAGTCAATTTTGTTCACAGTACATGGCTCTTGTTCTTTAAAAACGCAAATCGGGCAGATTCTTTTACGACAATAGTTTTCTAATTCTTTTTCCTGCATTTCTCTTTTTAGTTTGTTTGTATTTAAATTCAATCTCATTGTTGCAATAATAGAACCTGTTTTTGTATCAGTCACATTCATCATTGCTTCTTCGCAAGATTGATAAGAAATTTTCGTATCCAATACTCCAACATCTAGTTTATTTGCCGTAATCATCTTTTCTATGCTTTCTAAAAAGTCGTGTGCTACCTGCTGTGCTATTGTCATAGTCGTTCTCCTTTACCCTTTTCAATCTCCCATTTTCCATAGTAACCCTTTGTCATTTCCTTTAGCTGTGTCAGTGCCATAATAAAATTGTCAAGTTCGCAGGTATCTGTAAAATTTATTATCGCTTCACTGCCTGTTTCTTCTTCCATGGTAACTGGTCTACCAAAAGTTCTCCTAAAATTTAATGTTACGTGCAAACTATTGTGTTTTTCTGTTCTCATGCTTGTTCTGATACAGTCCACATTTTTATCAGCTCGATTTGAATATATTTTCATACTCCCACCTCTAAATCTTTCGCAAGCTTGAATCCTGTTCTTCCAACATTTCTAAGATTCTCTTTGATAAGTGCATTGTTCGGTGTCCTGTTTCTCTCATACCAGTTCCAGTCGTTATCCTCTCTCATTTTTATTTTCATTTCATATCTTTTTTTATAGTTGATTTCTTCTTTTGCCATCTCTAGGCAAGCGATCATGTAATCTATTTGTTTGATAACATCCATGTTCTTTCTCCTTTACAAATATCTAAACCATCTAATGTAATTGACATACAAAGTGAATATTTCATTCTATAAATCACATAAAACTTAAAACAATCTGTTAATACCTCAATGTGGCAAATTATAATGTCTGATTCTTCGCACTGATGAATAAGTGCAAGTTCAAGTTTGATGCATTTTTCTAGTTCTTCGTCTGGCATAACAAACTCCTTTATTTAACCCTGTTAGTCATTCCACATATTTAATAAGCCGTCAATGTCTCTTTCTAATTCGCAATAATCATCTTCGATTTTGCTTCTTAAAATTTCATATAAAGCATTTATGCTTGTTAAACACAACATATTTTCTTGATATATTACATAATTTGGTGTTATTCCATCATCTTTGTACAGACAATCAAATGCGATAACGTATATTTCATCTATCTCATTTATATCTATACATTCTTTCGATTCCTCTTTGCCGCTATATACTTTTCTAAAAATCTTTTCATAAAATCTTACTAAGATTGCTGCTACCTCTTCGTCGTTTATACAATTATCGCTGATTCTTTCTGGATGGCTCATAATTGTATAAATAGCTGCCTTTTTGCATGCGTCCTTGAATTGCGTCTTTGTAATCACGTTCCCACTCCTTTACTTCATCATGCTTCTGTACGGCTCAAAGAAATCTTCTTTTCTTAACTCCATTTCACATTTAAGACAAATGAAACTGCTTTGTATTTTCATATCTGAATTTATTTGTATATACTCTCTTCCAACATCTTCATTGAATAACAGCTTATTACAATATTTACATCTTGCTACTGGCATTATTCTCTCCTTTCAACCAGCACGATCTTTCCTTTTTCATACCTACAATATCTACCGTCTTTGCTAATGTACGGAGACATAAACCCTGTGCTTGTTCTGCCTGCTCCATCTTCAAAATACCAATAAACAATTCTTGTTGAGTTGTCATAAGATAAATTGTTATTAATATCAACTAATGCTGCACTCTGCTGTGTATCGCTTTCATCCTTGTATGTATTACTTTCTTTCTCCTCGCAACCTACCAACATGCAACTCATTATTGCTATCGAAAACACAATAAATAATATTTTTTTCATAATTTTTACCCCACATCCTTGATATTAAGTTCTGCTGTCGCAGGTATAAATCTCATATATCCTGCATCTCTTATAATCTCGTTTTCTGTTAAATCAACAATCTGTTTCTTTTCTTTTTCTGATTTAACTACAAGATAATAATGTTCATCTCTCACACCCATACATACATCCCCAATCTTGAAATGGCTTAATGTGTATGGTTGTTTTGCATTAATTTTCATCTTCTTCCACCTCTTTCAGTTGCTCTTCCAAACAATGTTTTAATGCATATATGATTGTATAATCTAAAGGACTAATCTTTTGCGGATCATGTTCTGCTCTATACTCATACTTAAATATCTCTGATTCTAACGCACTGCTTAGCTTAATTGGTTCCAACGGATTCTTAATATCATCAAGAAACTGTGTTTTCATTTTTCTCTTATATTCTCTTAGCTCTTTCAGTTCTTCCAGCCAGATTTCAAGCCGTTTATAGTTTTCCGCTTCTTTGAAAAAATCATTAGCTTCTTCGTCGTGCAGAACCGCTAGTTGAGCCATGCCGTCCTTATATTTCTCTTTCACCTTACTTTTCATATATTTAGTAGCTTCTTCTAAATTCATAAGCGACACCACCTTTCAAATTCAGGGCTAAGGATATCCTCTGTTGTAAAACCATCCTCTCGTTCTACTTCTTCGACTTGTTTTGCTGATAGCCCAAAAACATTAATCAACACCCAACTCTGTTCATGCATATGTCCTTTGTTGTCTAAATTCTCAGGGTCTTTGTGATATTTAGCACAACTTTTTGCATATCGTATCTGATATTTAATTCTTTCTTCGTTCCAGCTCTTTAAGATATTACTGTTAATCATTTGTTTCCTCCTCGCAATCTACATCGAACAAATATTTCAAGATTCTGTCTTTTCCTATTGATTCGATTGCATCAAATACAAGTTGTTTTGATGCGAATACCACCACTCCCTGTGGTATGTAATCAGCCCACACATCATAATCAAGTTCTTCATTGTATTCATCATACAAAATGAAATATTCATCTTCGAGTGTTGGGGCATTGTGTTCCTTTGCATATCGTTCAAGTTCAACTTCTACTTTTTTCTTCTCTCTTGCAAATTCTGCTTCTTCTTCTGTGAAAAAGATGTTTCCTAATTCCCACATATCAAGATCGTCTTCATCATTAATCCATGTCCTTTTTCTGATTCTTCCAATATAATTAATGTAATAAACCGTATCCCCATACTGTGGTTTCTTTACCTTTGCATCCTGTTTCTTGTCTGGTTCTTTTCCATTCATTTTCCCAACAAGTCTGTAAAACTCTTTTTCTTCTGCTTCTGTTAGATTTTTAATTCCCATTTTCTCCACTTCCTCTTACATTTTTATTTGTTATCCAACTGTTCTTTCGCTAACTTAAAAGCTAACATGTACAGGTCAAGTATTTCTGTTGGTTTAATCCCAAAATTGGAAGTCTCCAAATAAATATCTGTATCTAATTCCAATAACTTTTCTTGACCTTCGTTTCCAATCCCTGTTTCTTCTGAAAAATCATATAGTACATCTGATAAAAACTCTTCCATTATTTCTTCTTTTGATTTAAATGGATATTGGTCATCAATTTCAAAATAAAGGTCATTCTCTTCTACATACTGTGCAACATCTTTTCGAGTTTGTTCTTCATCATATAAGTAAATATGTCTGTCATGGCAATCTATCTTTTCCTCAAAATATCCAACATCTTCTACAAAATCATTAAATCCATTCCAACACATATTGCGATAATTAGTTGCAACCAACTGACCTAAATCGCCTGAAATGTGTAATCTGCAATAGTCTTCTTCAAAAAGAAATCGGATTCTATACTCTGTACTGTTTGGTTTCTTGAAGTCTAATATTTTTATGTTTCCGTAATCAGTAAATGTAGCTTTATGATCTTTGAATTTTTGCTTCATTTTCTCTAAATCCATTAAAAATCACATCCTTTTTATTCATCTTCTATAATTCTTGCCGGTGTGCTGCTTTTCTCGAAATCTTCACACTCGTAATCATCAACGACTACTTCTCCAAACTCGCAGAGTAAATCTTTTTTCTCATATTCCTCTAACTTCTTTTTTGCTTCTTCTAAGTTGTCCGCTTCAACAGTTCCATCAATATGTCCATATCTTAAATGCCCGACAATATAATCTAATTCTTTTCTAAATTTAAATTTCATTTATTACTCCTTTACTGTCCATTCTCTCCCCTGCCGTTAATAGCAGGGGAAATCATGACTTATACAACAAATAATTAAAGAGTTTTGTTGCTTATGCGTTGCGAGGATTCTTATTTAATTGTCGTGTGGTATATAAAAATCCTGCTGTGCAACAAGCCTTTTCTGGCTTGAGTCTCTGCCTAATAGAGATAAAAAATGGAAGAATCTGAAAATACAAAAACATTATTTACAGTTACTTAGGCAGAGAATCAAACCAGAAAAGTATTATTTAGTTTTTATTTCCAATACCCAGAATGTGAAGTAACATGAATAAATCTTCGTTCATGTTGCTTTTTTTTGAATCGGCTTTGTCGAATCTCTTCTTTGACTTCTTCCACCAATTCATCTTCCCAGAATCTAACAAGATAACCAGGTACTCCATAAATTGCTCCACATTCCTGTACATGTAGCTTCTTAACTACCTTTTCTTTGACAACTTGTTTGCGAAACTCTTTTGTGTACTCTCTCCGCTTTGCTTCGATACCGTATTTTTTCCACTTGAATATGCTTGATGGGTCTACTCCGTATTTTTTCGCAACAGAAGTAACCTCTTTCGTTTCTTCCACTTCTTTAAGAATTTTTCTCTTAAGATCTTTGCTTATTTTTTTGTACCCCATCTTTAGCCACCTTTCTGTAGATTGCCACGTTTCTGTCTGTTAGACTGTCGTGTCGTTTACCACACACCTCAATACGTCCGTCCTGTACTAACTCTGTCAATCGTGGTTGTACCTGCTGCCTTGTCGGTTCTAATACTTTTTTATGCTTATACAACACCGTTGCGATCTCTCGTGCTGTCATAGCTTCGTATCCAAGCTGCTCAAGAATTAAGATATGTATTGCTTCTTTATTAATCTTTTTGTGGGATTCTCTTCTAGTCTGCTTGGTAATGGAATGGCTTCTAAGTGCTGTTTCATTACCAAAAAAACTCATTTGATACATTTTCCATCACTCCTTTTTCCTTACTCTAATTGCTTATGTAGTAACTGCATTTCTAAATCATCAAAGTCATAGTCTCTCTTGCATTCTAAGACACTTGCAGGATTCCGCTGTGGCTTCGGTTCTGGTGGTTTCTCGTAGTTCTCGTCCAGATAATCCACGTAACCAGAATTAAAGAATGTACTTCCGTTCTGTGGTTTTCTCCAACTACTGTCCTTAGATAAATCATCCAGATACCTTTTCAAGGCTCTTTCTATTTTTTCTTCTCCTATCTCATACAGAGTCTTTTTCTTTGCATCGGATACCTGCCCCTTACCACGTTTATTCGGGTACTGTTTCCAGAGCTTTTCAAAACATTCATTGATTGCTTTTTTGTTTGATTTCTCGCAATTTTTCTTTGCGTTTTTGTCTGTTTGTTCCATTTTTCGTTCCACTGGTTGTTCCATTTTTGTTCCATTTTCAACCTTGGCAGTTGCTTCTACAACTTGTCCACAATCTATGTACTTTTCGTAGTCGTTAACTGTGTATATCGTGTATTTATTTGTGCTTTTTGTGGATAAATACCCAGTGTCCTTTAGTTTCTTTAGTGCTGTTCGGACCTGCGATTCTGTTAATCCTGTCTCTGCACTGATTCTTGTTATCGAAGATACAAATTGTCCTGCCTTTATCTCTTTTCCGCAGTACCGCTTGTCCTCTAAATTTGTATGTAGTAGGCAGTGGTAAAACAATCTAAATACATTTGTGTTTTCATACCATTCCCAGTCTGTATTTATATTTATGTTCATTCACTTCCCTCCTACATTTATTTATCGTTATCCTCATGAATAGTAATTTCTATCCTTGGATTTTTCGAATCTACTCTAAAGTGGTCTATAAATCCTAGTACATACCTCTGTCCGTCTCCGGGGAATGTTCCAGATTCTACTATACTGTCTAAGACAAATTTCTTAGCAAATGCAACATTGTCTGGATCACGTCTTTTATTTTTTTCATACCATGTAATCTCAACGATCACTGGGAAATTCAATTTCTTTTTGCGTAACCATAACGGTATGCTGTATTTACAGATTCTTTGATTCTTTTTCTTGCAGTCAGCACCTTTATATGCGTTAGTCCTGCATGATCGTGTATAATCGTTTAATCCGTCCAGTCTGCCTTTAATCGTATATGTTACAGCCATGACTTGCCAAACTCCTTTATAAACTCTTCTCTCGTGCCTATCTTTTCTTCAAATGCCTTTTGTGCCATCTTCTTATACATAAGGTCATATCTGGCATTTAAATGTGCGGATTGTTTACCGCCTGTATGGTGTTCGTGGCACAACGGAATCACTAAGTTATACTTATCAGCTTTCTTCCTGTTTGCTGTCCCATGTAAACAGTGGTGTATCTCTACATAAGGACTTCCACATAATTTACAATGTTCCATATCATCAACGATGATTGACTTTTTCTTTCTCAATCTTAAGTCCCCACCTTTCTTCCATTTCTTTTATCTCCTGCGGTGTCGCTGTTTCTATACCTAATGCCTTTGCTTCCTGCACCGTTCCTTTTATCAATTCAGACATTTCTTTCGTATCGTATGTGTGGCTTCCTCTCATAACAATATTAATTCTAAAAATCTTTCCTGCCGTATTGATTGTCGTCTGCGTTGTTGGTTGTAGGTGACAAAACTCTACGTCGTAAGCTTCTATATCATCATCTAACGGAATAGTTATCAGCTTTCCGTTTATCTTTTCATACTGCCCATATTCCGCTATCATTTTGTTTTTTATAAACACCTTGCTACAATCCATTACTTCTGCGATTTTTCCAACTAATACATGAAAGTATGCATTGGCATCTAAAGACCTGCCCTCACGATATTGAACAACCTTAAGCCTACATTCTTTATCTTTCAGTCGGTCATATTCCCCTCGTATGTCTTTTTCACATACGAGAGAAATGACCTGTTTCCCTGTTTCAAAATCAATTGAGATGTCATGAATTTTAGCTTTCGTTTCCATCAACTGCCCACAGCTTTCTTACACTCTCTTTGTCTTTATTGGCTACAATGTACTTGTACTGCCCCTCTGTAATATCTTTGATAGATTCATGTTTGTAAGATTTCAAAATCTTATTGATGTCAAACTTTTCATCTTCGCACAAATCCAATAATGTTTTCTGTTTTACAAGAGAAATCTTCATCTGATCAAGTTTTTCTTTATTCTTTTCCTGTTCCTGCTTATTAGCTCTTGCAGTACGTTCTTTCTGGTTTTCGTCTGTGTCTGCATCTTTTGTATCATCTAATAAGAAGATTCCATTTAAGGCATACTTACGTGCATAAGATGATGCTGTTCCTGTTATCTGTGAATCGTCCATACCTTTTTTATTGAGTGCTTCTCTTGCTGATGCCGTAGCCATAACACTTTCGCCTGTCTCAATATCAAAAATAGATACTGTAGCTTTTACATACACACGATCATTTACCGCTTGCACATCATCAGATATGTACATAGATAATTTGTTTTCTGCCAATAATGGTTTCACAGCTTCTAAGATTCCCTCTGCGTTTCTGTATTTGTAATTGCCAAATGAATTAAACAGATTCTTAGGTGCTTTCAATGTTGTCTGAATCTTCATCATTTTTTCATGTATCGTCATATTCTTATCTCCTATCTGATTCTTAAACTTTCTGTCTGTACCAGTCTCATATTTTCATTTTCTTCAAGCACTCCTGCTTTCAAATCATCAAGAAGCTGTTTCCTGTTAACCTTGTCTGGCTGTTTAATCAGATACTTTTTAGGTAACAATTCCTCAACTTCTACCTTTACAGTTTTAGGATTTTTCTGGATATTGAAGCTAAACAGTGTTGTTTTAAACTTCTTCTTTTTTACTTCAAGCATCATTGTTTCAAGATACTTCTTTAAGTTGTCCGCACTGTTTCTCAATGCTGTCTCTCTTTTTGCTAACCTGTCTTTCTCTGCTTTTACTGAATCCGCATCAGCGATCAGTGTTTTAATCATCTTTGCGGTAGAATCAGCCTTTTCTTCAAACTCAAATTCGATTCCGTCCATAGTGTCTTTAATATCATCAAGGGATAACCCTTGCTCATCTGCCATTAAAAGCAGTTCGTTAAATTCGTTTTTAATCTCATATAATTTAGCCATGTTTTACCTCTCATTCTTCAATACATTCTTTAATATTTCCCTGTTCATTGACTTCTTTCACACTGCATACATCATCAAAACGAGCTTCTTTTAGTTCCTCTAATTCCTTTTTGAATTTTGGATTTCCTGTAAACACGTCCCACATATACTCTAATAGCCATGTTTTATCCTCTTCGTTGTTTCTTGCCTGCTTCCAGATATATTCTGTTGCATCTTCTTCTGGGATTACTGTCCCATTTTCGTCTGTATAGCCTGTCACAATCATGACTACTCACACTCCTTTGCTTCTTTAAGAATCTCTTCTACATCAAATTCTTTTGGTACTGTTTCTTCCTGCTCATTTTCTTTAAGCATTGCAAAAAGTCTAAGCACACTTGCTGTATATGCTAAATTTTCAAAAATGGTTTCAATAGCATCGTTATTCGCCATTCTTTCATTTAAGATTGTATTTGCGTTATCAAATGCTTCTTCTTTGTTGTATATCCATTCTTCATTATCTTGTCCGTAAAGTTTTACAATAAGTTTGCTATAAAACTCTGTCATGCCTGTTGCAATTTTTTTTATCTGCTACCTTATTTTCCTCTTCTGTAAAGTTTGGGTCTCTAATTTCTTTCACTGCTTCAATAATTACTTTCTTAACTGCATCTTTGAACTCTTTTTTTGTAATAATCATTGTCATAATCTCCTTTTCTTGCTATACTGTTGTTATGCATTTTTTGTTAAGCACTTTAGACCTGCACGTCTGGGTGCTTTTTTTCATTTCCATCCATCACGCTCTTGTGCGATTAATGCCAGTCCTGCGGCTACGCAAGTACCCATAAACCAGAATGGCATTAAATCTAATCCGCAGACTAACAGTCCACACCCCATCATGAATGCTCCCATTTTCATTTAAAACCCTCCTCTCTGCATTGCTTGGTTCTCATTTGCTAGCTTTCTTACTCTCCATTTTTCAAATCTTTCTGTATCGAAAAATATAGGAGAATTGGACTTAGGGCCTTTTTGTGCAAAGTCCTGTCCTCTTTCCCGATAGGCTTCATCAAGGAATGACCTTGGAAATCCCATCTTGACGAGTTCTGACATTCTCATGATTGGCTTATCGTATTTCATACTCGCTCCTTTCTTACTCTTCGGATTCTTCCTTGAATCTCTCCTGCATCTTCTGTTTTCTTTTCTTGTCTCTGTAGTTGCTAATCAGCACAATTACAATTTCTGCTGCAACAGTTCCAAATGTTCCTAGAAACAAACCAATGTAATATGGTGGTATATACATCTACTCACTCTCCTATCTTGTCAATAAGTTCTTTTAACTCTTTAACCTCTTCATCCTGTTTGGTTAATCCAAACTTATCGCAATTCTTGTAAAGCATTTCTGCTATTTTCTTCAAAAGTTTCTTAGTTCTTTTTAACACCTACTCACTCTCCTCTAAAAAATAATCTACTGTCACGCCAAAGTAATCTGCTAATGTTTTAATGCTTTTTAATCCCGGTTTGATTCTTCCTGCTTTCCAGTCAGAAAACAAAGAACTTGTCATTCCTGTATCTTTTGATACTCGGTAGTCCGTAATACCTTTTTTATCTCTTAATTGACAATATCTTTCATAAACCAAATTTTTTCACTCCTTTCTTCTTAAATCTATTGCTCTTATCTCGGTTTAGTGATATATTGTGATTAACGAATTATTTATCACTTGATTTCACGAGTCACTCGCCAAACCGACTCGCTTTTACCTCGCTCATCCGAGCTACAAGTGTATATTAGCACGTTCTGACGAGGTAGTCAAGGGTTTTATTTCGTTGTGTCGAATTATTTTTTATAAAAAGGGGCAACGCTATGTATGAAATTTTTGAAAAATTGTTAAAAGGACGTGGCATAACAGCCTATCGTTTTTGTAAAGACACAGGAGTTTCAACTTCTACAATCAGCACTTGGAAAAAGAAAAATTCCAAAATTGGTATGGATTTAGCAGAAACGATTTCAAATTATTTTGGGGTATCTATTGATTACCTTATGACAGGGAAGGAGGATGAACCGAAAAAGAAAAATAACACTGACGATCTCAAACAAAAATTTGAGGAACTAAAAGAATTGCTAGAAAGTGGAAAGATGCAACCGTTACGTTATGACGGACAGCCGATTGACGATAACACAAAAGAGCTTTTGCTCAAACAGGTTGAGATTTCCATGGCTATGATGAAAAAATAAACAGGAGGGTTATGTATGAAACCGAATCAAATCAAAAATTTAGTACATGATTTGATTGAAAAATACGAAACGAGAAATCCATATCAGCTTGCGGACAGCTTAGGTGTGATTATCCAAATCGGAGATTTAGGAGAACTATCTGGATGCCACATGAAGATATGCGATAAGAATTTTATTTACTTAAACAACAGAATTGATGATGAAAAGTTGAAAGAAGCTGTCGTTGCTCATGAACTAGCACATAGTATCTTGCACGATGGAGATTATTACTTTTTTAGTTATGGCGAACAGTTTTATTCAAACAAGGTTGAAATTGAAGCTCATACTTTTGCAGCGGAGCTTTTGATACCAGATGAAGTGATTGTTGAACATCCGGGATACACTCTCGAACAGCTATCGTCATTAACCGGATATGCT